TCGTACTCGGTTGCGTTCGCGCGCGTCGTCACCGGATCCAGCCAGACGCGCCACACCCGCGAGCCCTGGCAGAACTCTTGCGCGGCGCGCATGATGGCGTGCTCGGCCACCGGCTCCGGGCATCCGGTCACATCGGGCAGCACGTCACGCAGGAAGTGGTCCCAGGTCTTCATAGCGTTTTCGGCCCCATGCGTGTGGCCTGCGCTGCAGCCGGCGTGATCGAGGCGTCGGCCGAGGTCTTGCCCGTCAGCAAGAGCTGGAAGCTGCCCAGGTAGGACGCGGCGCGCTGGGCCGCAAAGGGCGACTCGGCATCGCGCAGGAAAGCGCGATGGCAAATCCAGTTCGCCATGGCCGGCGCGTAGGTGTCGTCCAGGTCGATGTCGTCGTTCTCGTCCTCGCAGTCGGTCGGCGTGATGGTGAAGCTGGCCATCACGATGACGCCAGCCTCGGCCGGCGGGTACACATCGAAGTCACGCGGCGCGCGCGGGTCGTGTGCGTAGTGCTTGACCACGGGCTTGCTGGCCGCGGTGTACCAGTTGGTGGTCAGGTCGTTCATGACCTCGCGGCTTACCAGGGTGATGCCGCGGCCGTTCTTGTTGCGCTTCACATCCTGAAGGCGCAGGGCGCCGTCCGGCAGCGTCTGGGAGACGCCAGCGATCAGCGTGACCTCTTGCGTGACCGTCTTGGCATCGGGGCGCACGGAGACGACAGCAAGCTGGCTCTCGTTGAGCAGGCGCAGGCGCAGCTCCGGGGTCCAGCGGATGGCATCCTCGTCCTGCAGCAGATCGTCCACGATGTCGAGGACGGCGGATGCCTTCATGTCAGTCCTCCATGGACTCAGCGATACGTGCCTTGCAGTTCTGGCGCAGACGGTCCTCGGTCAGTCCGTCCACGTCACGCTGCGGAATGCCAATGGCTCGCGCATACTGGCGCAGCTCGTCGCCACCCAGGCTTTCCACGGCCACGCTCTTGTTGCGGTGGAAAGCCGGCGGGATCTTGAACTCGGGCGCCACAATCTGCGGCGGCGGAGTCTCGCTCGGCTTCGTCTGGTTGAGCTCCTGAGCGAGCTCAGGGCTGGCCACCTTCTTGCTCACAGGCTTCTGGGCCTGCTTGCTGTGTTTGGTGCGGCCCTTCTTGGCCGCAGCACCAGCAGCCGACTTCTTACGGCCGGTTGCTGATGGTTGCGCACTCTTGCGCGCGTACACACCCCGCGGCATTGCGATTAAACGCCGTGGATGGCCGGGCGGGCCAGGAGGGTCAGGCGGATCTTCGCGCCGGCCACCAGGGTGCCAGCAGCAGCTGCCACCTTCAGACCAAAGCCGCGGTCGGCACTGGTCGGGGCGATGTGCGAAAAGTCCTTCTTGGTCGGGCGTGCGATGCCGCCGGCCTGGCCCACGGTCGAAGCTGCAAAGGCCTCGCTGCCACAGGTACGGGCGTCGTCCGCCTTGCCGGCGTCACCGGAGATCAGGCCCATGTCCAGCGTGATCGCGGGGGTGCCGCTGTCCAGATCATCGGTGGCCAGGATGGCGTCCACGGGGACGTAGCCTGCCGGCAGGATGACCATTTCGATCACATCGTTCTGCGGCAGGGTGGCCGGGACGGTGAAGTCGCCGACGATTGCGATGGGCTCGAAGCCATCGGCCGAAATGACCGGCTGCTTCTGTGCCACTTGAGTAGACTGCTTGAGTGCCATGATTTGCTCCTTGGCAAAGTTGTGAGGGGATGAACCGTTGCGCGTTCGTCAGGCCCCGGGGCGCGCTGTGGCGCCCCGGGAATCCATCAGTTGATCGCGGTGTAGTAGGTGTCCACGGCCTGGACACCGAAGTCCATGCCGTTGTAGCGGTTCTTGTCGAAGCCCGCGATCATGCGGATCACGATCACCTGCTCTTCGCCGTGGTCCAGGTCCGACTCGGACAGCTCGAAGCGCACATTGCCGCGCTGGCCCTTGGTGCCGTGAGCCACGGAAACCGCGTGGGCACCCAGGAACAGGTTGCGCACGGCAGGGACGGTGCCCGCGCCGTAGTCATCGAACTTCACGCACGTCTCGTGCTCGGTAATGAGCACGTTGTTGTAGTAGGCGTCGCCACCCTGGAAGATGGGGGACTTGGCGCCCACGGCCGCGGCCTTGGCCTTCTCCAGCGTCAGCCAGCCGGCGTCACCAACTTCGCGGCGCAGGTCGTACATCGACTCGGGGCTGGTCAGCATCACGAAATGCTTGCCGCCGTCCACGTCGATGGGAACCATGCGGGCGCCCTTGCCTTCGACACCCAGCATCTTCTTGGCCCGCACGATGGCGCGGTCAATCACGGCCGTGGCCATTTTGTCCGAGGTCGTGATGGTGGCCTTGGTCTTGCCATCGGCGTAGATGATGTGGTTGGCGTCCGGTGCCACGAAGGCGTTGGGGAAGCCGGCGTAGCCCACCGGGTAGTGCTGGATCTCGTCGCCCACGCCGCGCGCGCCTGCAGCGGTCATGTGGCACTGCTCGTCTTGGACTTCAGCGATGTAGTCGGCCAGACGGGCGCGGACCTGGGCCGCGATGTTGTGACGCACGCGCTTCTGCGCCATGATGTCGCCGACGTTCACCAGTTGACGGTGCTTGTCGATGCGCATCTTGTGGGTGAAGTGCGACAGCTTCTGCTCGCGGCCCATGCCCTTTTCGTCGCCCTCGATGGGCTTGCCGCGCAGCTTGGCGATCAGGGTGGTGGTGACTTCATCGCCGGCCCCGGATTCGAGGTCGGTCTTGGCCACCACGGGCAGGGCGGCATCTTCGCCGCCGGTCATCTTGTCCCAAAAGGACTTCTTCTTCGCGTCTACCGCCACCTTGGCGGACCAGACTTTGACAGCCGCCGGATCGGTCGGCAGGATTGCAGTGCGTGCCATAGTGTTCTCCTTGAACTTGAAGCACGACACACTCCTGCGTGTCTAACCGGGTAAGGCCCCCGGTGGCCTATGCTGACTGGTCAGCAATCTCCATCGGTGGGCGTGTAATGACGATACCGTCATCTGCGATCACGCGCAAGCGGGCTCGCTGCCCATCCTTCTTTTCCACGTAGACGCGGGCGTTGCCGATCATCAGGGACTGGCCGACCCGGATATCCATCACGATGCCGGGGCGGCCGGTTTTCTTGGGGTCACGTCCCTGGTGGTTGCTCATACGCTCGCCATCAACTTCTCGACCTGGGCCGGGCTCATGCCGGCGATGGCCTTTTCCAGATCCTCGCCTTCGAGCTGGCCGAACTTGGCGATGTCATCGGTGTCACCCAGCGGGCGATCCGCGTTGGGCATGCTCGCCAGCGTGGCCAGGTTGTGGCGCTTGCCGTCTGCGGGCTTGCCTGCGGCCTCGCTGGGCTTGGTGCCGGCAGCCGGTGCAGGCGCCGCCTTCACCAGCTCGGGGTGGCGCAGCTTCATGGTCGCATGGGCCTGCTGCAGCGCCCACTTGCTGGCCTTCAGGCCCTCGTCGGTCATGCCGCGCTCGGTGGCTTCCATGCCGAAGGCACGGACCAGGCCATTCAGCTCCTTGTTCAGCTCGGCATTGCCCTTGTAGTCCAGGCCCTCGGTGGCCGCGGCCTTCATCAGCTCCGAGACTTCGCCCTTCCAGGCCCGCGCGAGCTGCTGCTGGGTCATTTCCTCGGCGACCTGGGCGCGGTTGAGCGCCAGGTTCAGCTCCATCAGCTTCTCGTTGGCGGCGTCGACTGCCGCGTCCGACGTATTGCGGATCTTGTCGTACTCCTCGAAGTCGATCTCACCGTCATGGAGTTGCTTCAGGGCAGTTTTCTCGGCCGCCTTGGCGGTCTGGATGGCATCGCGCTGGGCCTTGATCTGGGCCTCGGCGTCTTGCGGTGCGGTGGCCACGTAGGCCGGGGCATCGCCGGGCTCTTCAGCGGCCTCGGTGGCGCCTTCTGCAGTGCCCTGCCCGCCATCGGGCCTGCCTTCGCCGCTCTTGGTGTCGTCCGCCGTGGCTGCGTCGCCGGCATTCTCGTCGCCCTCGCCGGCCAGCTCGGCCAGGTCTTCGGCTTCACCGGGGTTGCCGGCCAGGTGCTCGGCTTCCAGCGCGGCCAGCTCGTCGGGGGCCAGGGCTTCGAGGTCTTCGGCCGTGTAGCCGGGGATGTTGGGGGTCTTGCTCATGGTGACTTCACTCCTGCGAGGTTGAAAAAATCGGTTTTTGGTGGCTGGCGGCTTACTGGCCTGCCAGGGCCTGGATCTGCTTGGTTTCGCCCAGCTTTTCCTTGGCCGCGCGCTTCACGTTGGCCATGCGCTTGGGGTCTTTCTGGATGGCCTTGGCCTCCAGCAGCGTGCGCATGTCGTTCTCGGCGGCCCATTTGTCGTAGCCGTCGTCCTTCTTGCTGCCTGCAATGGCGCCGTTCATGGTCATGCCTCCTGCGCGTACAGAGTGCCGTCCAGCTCGACCACGCGCATGGTCCGGCCGTCCGTGGCCTTGAAGGCCTCGATCACGCTCCTGCTGTGGTCAGCGGGCCGCGTCTCCACTTCCTTGTCCAGCTCGGGCAGGTTGCGAGCCTGCTCGATACGGAAGAGCACGGGCTGGGCAACGGGCTCGGCCGGCGCTTCAGCGGCCTGCGTCTCAGCCTGGGCTTGTGCCTGCGTCTCGGGCTCGCCTTCGGCCTGGCTCTGGGTGTCGGCCTGGGCGCCATCCTGCGCATTGCCCTCGGGCTGCTGAGACTGATCGCCTGCCTGGTCCGTGGTCTGGTCTGCGCCGTCAGCTTGGCCGCTGGCGTTGTCGTTGCTTTGCTCGTCGCTCATGGTTGTGCTCCTGCTTGGGGTTGCATGTTGTCCATCCCGGTCTGGGTCTGGATACCTGCCGCTGCACCTTCCGCGAGCTGCGGATCAGGCATCGGACTGAGTTGCGCCGCCGGCATGGCGGGCTCGGCCGGCACGGCGTCCGGGTCGATGTTGGGCTGGCCTGGCGCGCCGTTGGCGTCCACGAAGCCGGCGGACTTCAGCAGCTCGTCGGCCACGGGCGTGACGGCAGGCATCTGCGACACCACTTGGGCAGCCTGCATGGCCACGTAGAGGGCCTTGAGCGTCTCGCCCAGGGTCTTGGCGTCCAGGTTCTTGCCGGTGGCGCGCGCCTTCTGGATCTCGGCATCGAGCTGGGCCATCTGGGCCTCGATCTGCTTGCGCGCCAGTGCCTTTTGCTCGTCCTGGGCCTGCTGCTGCTCGGGGCTGGGCGGCTCGTCCGGGTCCGTCATGCCGGTGGCTTGGCGGATACGCTGCACGATGGTCTTCTTGTTCGGGATGTCGGCCAGCTCGAAAACCGTGTCCAGCAGCGTCGTGACAATCTGCGGTGCCACGGGGCCGAGCTGGGTCAGCAGCTCCATCATGGACTCGAAGGCCGCGTGTGACAGGCTCTGGCGCCAGGCTTGCTCGCCGATGATGAACTTGGCCTTGCGCGCGGTCACATCGTTGAGCTTGGCGGCCGGGTTGTTCGGGTCCGGCTGGTTGATGCGCAGGTACTCGCGCTTGGACCGCTCCCCCGAAATGCTGATGATCTTGGGCTCGTCGTAATACTGCTCGATCAGGCTCAGGGCAAGCTCGCCCTCAAGTTGGCGAGCCAGCAGCAGGTTGTCGAAAAGCTCTGCTGTGAGCTGGCTGCCTTGCTCTGCCTTGGCCTTGAGGGCCACGCCGGCCGTGATGTTCGTGTCGCGGCCCAGGTTCTCGCTGCTGATGCCGCTGGCGTTGCGGATGATGGTCTGGTCGATCTGCGCCAGGTTCAGATGGCCTTGAGCCACGTCGTTCTCGCGCCGGGCCTCGATCTTCTGCAGACCGCCCGGCGCCAGCACTGCAAAGCCGTCAGGCGCGCGCAGCTCGTCGCGCACTTCCTCGGCAGACATGGACTTGGCGTCGAACGCATCGCGCTCGGCGATGACCTGATTGGTCGACAGCACGAAGAGGGCCTTGGACATGCGCTTGTTCAGCGAGTCCTGCGGGCCGCGCACCGGGCGGATAGGGCCATACGGCGCGTTGTCCTTCTTGCGCCGGTAGGCCCAGCACGGCACGAAGGGGAAGCGGTTGTGCTTGTACGGGCTCTCCACGTCCAGGATGATGTGGCGCTCGGTCATTATGGTGCAACGCATCTTCATGCGGATGCGGTCGATGGAGCTGGTGCCGCCGCGCGTCTCCTTGGTCGGCTCCTTGTACCAGGCCTCGATCAGCATCACGCGCTCGCGGTGGTTGTTGCTCCACGCATCCGAGTCGTACATCGCATACTTGCCCGGCATCGGCGTGAAGACATCCAGCTCTTCGATGGGTCGACCATTCCACCACTCCATGTAGTGGTCCTTGTCGTCCATCACGGCCGCGGAGCGAAGCTGCAGCTCTTTGTCGGGGAAGTAGGCCAGGGCGATGTCCAGATCCACCATCCTGAAGCGGAAGAGGTAGCGGCTGTCCTGCAGGTCTTTGCGCGGCCCCAGGCTGTCGTACAGCATGTTGCGCCAGCTCTCGGAGCGGGTGTAGATGGGCTCGTCTTCCGGGTCGGGGTTGATGCCGACTTCGATCCAGCCCAGGCCCGCCTTGAAGGTGTCATCGGCCGCTGCGCTGCGCTCAAACTCGACGTTGTTGGCCTCGGCGATGTACTTGAGCAGCTTGGTCTTGTTCTTCGCGTCCTCGTCGGCCTCGGGGCTGTCGTCGTGGGCGCTGATGATGTTGAAGTCCGTGCGCGTGCGCCGCTCGACACCGATCAGCCAGTCAATCATCGGCTTGATCTCGTTGTAGACCACCGGGTTCTGGCCACGGTCACGCAGCTCGGCGGCCTCGTCGGGCATCCACTGCATGGAGTCGTAGTAGTCCTCGTCCAGCGCCATCTGGTAGCGGTTGTGAGCCTGGCGGTTCATTTCCTGGTGGAACCAGCTCATGAGCTTGGCGTGCTTCTCGGCCTCTTTCGTGCCGGGCGTGGCGCGCTCGTTGCCCGTCGTGGCCATGTCGCGTGCTTTGGTGGCCATGGTCAGATGCTCGCTTCCTTGATAACCCGGTCGTACTGGTCCTTCTGGGTGATGTCGACCAGGGCCTCGCCCTTGGCTGCCTTGCGCAGCGCGCGCGGAGCAGGCGGCATCATCAGCAGCTCGGGGATGAAGCGCATCACCACGTCGACCAGGGCATTCAGCTCGACGGGGATCAGGGCGCGGCCCAGCAGAGGCAGCGCCATGCCGCACTCGTACAGGCCCTCGTCGGTGGGCTTGCCGCTCGGGTCGGCGTACTTGCCCGCGCTGGACAGGCAGATCCCGAAGACGCCAGCGTCACGGCCTGCCATGGCCGACCAGATCAGCATCACGGGCTCGCCATCCGTCTCGTCCCACTCCAGGCTCACGACGTAGCCCTTCATGGTGTGAGTAGCGAAGGCGCCG